ATGGATTGTCGTTAACAAATCCAACGGTCAGGTAGCTATTGTTGAAGTTCCTGATTGGTCACAAGATGACAAAGAAGAATACCTGAAGGATGCGGCGGAGCGTATTAAGTTTCTTAACAACCCAGACGTTAAGCCATTCAAGCCATACAAAGCAGTGCCTGAAACATACAAAAAGGGTGGCGAGATTGTAGAGACTGGGAATAAACTACTGCCTAAAGAATGTAATCTGTGTGGTTACAGACATCACTGTTGGCCTAACGCGATTTTACACGACCGTGTTACGTCACGGGCTAAGAATCCACCGCAAGTTTGGTATTCTAGTTTGAAGAAGAAAGACGTGTGATGCCGTACTTGTTTGTTAAAAACTATGAGGTGGATCTGATGAGCATGAATAAAAGCTTACATCATATCTATATCGAGTCGGCTTCCAAGTCTGGGGGAGAACGTCGGGTAGCCCAGATGCGCTTGCATGAAAACGGGCTACCCCTCACTCTTGTGAACAACTACAGCAAGGCCGGATCTCTTCAAGCAGAAACTGAAGCGCGAGACATACGAACTGCAGAAGAAGAATTACAAAAAATCAGTAGAACATCATTTAGCGGGGCTTATGTATGTGTGCCGATGCACCCTTTAACAACAGAACTTACCAACATCGAAAGACTATCCCCAAAACTGGCAGGGTACTTGATAAAAAGATTTCAGTCGATAGGATTAGAGTTTTGAAAAAGGCGGGATACAGATCACAGTTTGAACTTAATTTAGCTAGAATACTTACAGATAATAAAGTTCCTTTTGAATATGAAAATTCTAAATTCCAGTATATTCCTGAACCTCGTAACTATACGCCAGATTTTTATCTTCCTGAAAGCGACATATACGTCGAAGCAAAGGGGCACCTGACCAAAGATGACAGGGTAAAGATGTTGCTTGTAAAGAGGCAACACCCGGATTTGGATATACGATTTGTATTCCTAAGAGCGTCGAATAAGATTTACAAAGGCAGTAAGACAACGTATGCTGCATGGTGTGAACGTTATAAATTTGAGTGGGCAGAAGGTACGATACCCACAGATTGGTATAAAAAATGAGCGACAACGACGAATTTAATCAGGCTATGGAAGCAGCATCCCTATTACCAGACAGGTATTACATCATACTAAGACCGACGGGTAACGGAGAATTTACTCTGTCAGCATACGATACGACAGGCAATACATACGATGACGATGAAGACTTCAACCCTGCTATGTTGATACAAGAAGGTGCAATTGATATGATACGACTTCATACGGATGAACTGTACGATCAAGGTGTAGCGTCTGTGAAGTTTCGTTTGGCAGGGCAAGAGATGCTTGATGAAGCAGAGATCGAAGACCCCAAGCTTATCAAGTCGGTTGAAGACAATGTGATTAGAGTGGACTTTGGTACAGAACAATGAGACACGAACAATTTATGAAATCTAAGATAGATGTAGGTAGCATAGAAGACTACCCACCATCTTATGATCTAGCAGAACAAGCGGGTAAAGAAGCATACGGGGGTGTAGATCTTGTCAACAGTCCGGCACACTACAATCAAGCAGGTGTCGAGTGCATTGAAGCAATCGCGGCGGCGACAGACGATGGGTTTGAATACTACCTGCAAGGAAACATCATCAAATACCTCTGGCGGTACAGATACAAAAACGGAATCGAAGACCTTAAAAAAGCCCAGTGGTACCTCAACAAACTGATCGAAACAACAGAGAAGGAATAAGACATGAGCAACATGCTACCAACATCATATCAACAATTCATTCACAAGTCACGCTATGCACGTTGGCTAGACGATGAACAACGCCGTGAAAACTGGGACGAGACTGTGGATCGATACGTCGGTTTCATGGACAACCAGATTCAAGGCAAGTGCGGTATCAGACTAGATAAAGAAACAGCAGACGAACTGCGTGAAGCTATATTAAGTCTTGATGTCATGCCATCTATGAGAGCAATGATGACAGCAGGTCCGGCTCTTGCTCGTGACAATATCTGCGGCTATAATTGTAGCTACATTCCTGTTGATAGTCCCCGTGCGTTCGATGAATGTATGTATATTTTGATGTGTGGTACTGGTGTTGGGTTTAGTGTGGAGAGAGAAAATGTGGATAGATTACCTGTTGTATCCGATAATTTTGGTCGTTCTGACATCGTTATTTCAGTAGCTGACAGTAAGCCGGGATGGGCAAAAGCTCTGCGTGAACTTATTGCTTTGCTATATGCGGGACAGATTCCTACATGGGATGTGTCTGCTATACGGGAAGCAGGGGCACGTTTGAAAGTGATGGGGGGACGTGCAAGCGGACCACAGCCGCTGTTAGACCTATTTGATTTTACTGTTAGTATATTCAAGAAAGCTAAAGGGCGTCGGTTGTTTCCTATCGAATGCCACGACATCATGTGTAAGATAGGCGAGGTTGTAGTTGTAGGTGGCGTACGTCGTTCTGCACTGATTAGTTTATCTAACCTAAACGACGATCAAATGGCACACGCTAAATCGGGCATGTGGTGGGAAAACGAAGGACAACGTGCACTGGCAAACAACTCTGTAGCGTATAAAACAAAGCCAGAGATGGGTACGTTTATGCGTGAGTGGCTTGCCTTGTATGACAGCAAGTCCGGTGAGCGTGGTATGTTCAACCGTGAAGCGGCAGACAAGCAAGTCGGTCGTAACGGACGCCGTGAGCAAGGTCACATGTGGGGAACCAACCCGTGTTCTGAAATTATCTTGCGTGGCTATCAGTTCTGTAACTTGTCAGAGGTTGTGGTTCGTGAAGCCGACTCGTTGGATGACCTCAAGCGTAAGGTTCGTCTTGCAACTATCTTGGGAACCCTACAATCTACCTTGACGGACTTTAAATATTTGAGGAAAATATGGAAGGACAACACAGAGGAAGAGCGTTTGTTAGGCGTATCCTTGACTGGTATCATGGATCATCCCGTGCTTTCAAAGAACGTAGACAGCAAGCGTTGGCTAGAAGAAATGCGACAAGAGGCAGTCGATACGAACGAGAAATTTGCCCTTATGCTTGGAATACCACAGAGTGCAGCAATCACCTGTGTAAAGCCATCGGGTACTGTATCTCAACTCGTGGACGCAGCTAGTGGTATTCACGCACGACACAACGATTACTACATCCGCACAGTTCGTGGTGACAACAAAGACCCCTTGACACAGTTCCTCATTGAGCAGGGACTGCACAACGAGCGTGACATGATGAAGCCTGATAGTGTTACCGTGTTCTCGTTTGCTATGAAGTCACCAGAGGGTGCAGTGACACGTACACAGATGACAGCTATTCAACAGCTAGAACTGTGGAAGACGTACGCAATTCACTGGTGCGAACACAAGCCTTCTATCACCGTTACGGTAAAAGAAAACGAGTGGATGGAAGTTGGTGCGTGGGTGTATGAAAACTTTGACGTGGCGTCAGGGGTATCATTCTTGCCTCACAGCGATCACACATATCAACAAGCCCCGTATCAGGACATCGAACCAGATGAATACCTAGAATGGCGCGAACAGTACAAGGACGTTGTTATCGACTGGAACAAGTTGACAGAGTTTGAAAAAGAGGATAACACTACTGGATCTAGAGAACTGGCATGTACTGCTGGTGTGTGTGAAGTAGTGGATTTGAACGCGGCATGAACTGTTGGCATTGTAGTTACAACTTGACTTGGGGCGGTGACCATGATACGGATGATGATCCAGATCATTCTATGGTCACCAACCTTAGTTGTGCCAACTGCGGCTCGTTTGTTTTAGTCTATTTACCCAGAGAAGAAGATGATACAAATAAAAATAACTCCTAGCATCATTGCCCGTGCCAAAAAGAAAGCCGCCTCTGTAGGTGTACTACAGGGCAGCATAACGGGCAGTCTATCTAATGTTGTCGGTGCTATTGGTGAGATTATCGTACAGGATTACACTGGCGGTATCGAAGCCAACAGCAAGGACTTTGACTTGATGGTAGGAAACCGACGTGTTGACGTAAAGACTAAGCGGTGCAACACAACCCCGGCACCTAACTACGATTGTTCTGTGGCGGCACACGGTACGAAGCAAGACTGTGATAGCTATGTCTTTGTCCGCATCCTTACCGACCACAGTAAAGCGTGGATACTTGGGGAAATACCTAAAGCAGACTACTACAAGAAGGCAATCAAATATCAGGTGGGTGATGTTGATCCTGCCAACGGCTTTGTTTTCAAGGCTGACTGTTACAACCTAGCAATACAAGAACTAGAGACTGTCAATGGCAAAGAAGCAGCATAAGGCTAACCTATTTCAATTTACAGCATACTTGAATCAGGATGGAAACGTGGAACTCGTGTGGGATGGCGTACCACCTAGCGAGTTTGAATCCGCAATGAATAAAGGGATGCCAGAGTATGAAGGTGCACACTCAATAGCATCCCTGTTAAGATACCTCAGATCGATGGGTGATGAAATGATGGAGAAATCCCGCACCTACATCTAAGTCTTTTTCTTTTTTTGTTCCTTGATTACTTCGAATCGTGCAGTCAAGAATGAACCCCGATGACGCTTATAACCGTCTTTGGGGTTTTTCATTAGGACAAACTCTTTGCCTTTCTTCATCCAGTGATAGCCCTTTGGAGCACGAACAATTTTGTTAGCCACGATTCTTAGCCTTTCCCCCGTACATCATGTAGCCCATGTTATTTCGCACAGGTTTTGGTAGTTTACCTAGCCCTTTGTTATCTTCAGGTACAGGTTTCAGGCTTGCCTCGCCACCCCCTGCCATGTTCATGGACAAGGCTGGCTGTTGCATAGTCGGTTTCTGTTGCATCGGCTGCGACTGCATCATTGGATTTGATGGCATCATGCCGCCCATCTGTGCCTTCTTGCGAGGCTTGGTTGCCTTGCCGCCATACATCATTGGTTTGCGACGGGCTGCACCGCCATACATCATACCCTTGCGTGGGCCATTGTTATATTGTTTCATCAGTCTTTGTCCCCTTCTGGTGGAGTTGTAATATCTGTTATAATTTCACGACCCTTTTCGCCTAATTCTCCCAACTCAGTTACGACGAAAGCAGTAACAAGATTATCGAACGTATCCAAGTCTGCCTTTGTCATTTGTTTTGGATTCTTCATAAGCTGAAGCATAAGGTCGGCAGCTTCTTTGTTTCCTGCCGCAAGCTTCATCATATCTAAGCCAGCTTGTGTCGCAAGAGACACCCCTAACTCAGCAGCAACGTACTGTGGGCTGACCATACCCCGTGCAAGGTTAAAACCACGAGAGATAAGCTGATTTACATTCATAGGACGAACAACATTTTCAATTCTTGGCATAGCGTCTAAGGCACCCTTAGATACCGCCATGTTGTCGCTCAAGTAATCTGCCATTTCAATTAGGTAATCCTGATGATCAGAATCTATATATTCGGATAGGATTTCCCGTACCTTTGGATTTTCCATAGCTTCGGCAATTCGTTCTGGGTTGTACATAGCCTGAGTGACGAACTCTTTGCCGTTTGATCCTAAAGATTTTCTACCAGCCACAGGGGCTAAACCGCCATGATCTAGCATTCCTTGTATGATCATGTATGTAATACCACGATCTAACGCTTCGTCTGTACCGTATACCTTACCGTCTATTTCAAATGTCTCGCCCAGTTTGGCACGTGTAGTGTCAAGGACTCTATCTAACTTTGCCTTGTCACCACCCAGAATGTACCTTTCAAAAAATGCACGTGGGTTGTCTGTGCCTACAGCCTTTGTGACTGCACGTATTCCTTCGTCGCGTACTTGACTGTCTGTGATAAGTTTAGTTTGTACAGCTTCCAAGTCACGCAACACACGGCCCTGATACTTGGTCATGTTTGCAGCCATCTCGTTGCTTTTACGTACAAGCTTTTCGATGCTACGTTCTTCTTCGATCATGCGATCTAAGTCAACCAATTTTACTTTGCGAGGCCTAGTGTCTCCCGGCATTTTTACAGAAACTGTTAACAGATCCTGTACTCCTGAAAGGTTGTCGCTACGTTCAAAGTTATATCCGCCATTTTTCAAAGCAGCTATGTCCAAGTCAGCACGTTCACCTAGCTGCGTTGCAATATTCTTACCCCATTTGGCATATACCAACTCTGTGAGATTTGCTCGTAAAATATTGAAGTCCGCTATACTTGCTTCATCTGTAAGGTCAAATACCTCACCGACAGGATTGTCGTTAAATTCCTGAATGAACTGATCACGGAATTTTACCAGTGTGCTTAAAGCTTCATCATCACCCCGAAGTGCGCCATTTATATTCTTAACCATCGGGTCGAATACATCCATAGGAGTGACACCCTTGTACGCAACGCGGAACAGGCGGTCACTCATCGTCCCTTCTGGTATCTCTTCGCCAATAGCAACATCATCAAAGAAGAATGATTCACCAGATTCATCTAGTTTGTTTACTGCCTTAACTGGCCCGTTTTGCGACTTGTGTAGCTTGGTAAGTGGTCCACCAACACGTAATTTATCAAACCACTCCGCTTGATAAATTGCACGTGCCTCTTTCCAATCATTGAATAATTCAGGTGCCTGTTTCTTTACTGTGTCTGCTACAGTTTCGGCGTAGTCTCTATACCGTGAAGCAAGAGATTCATCTCCGATACGAACAGCATAATCACGGAAGGCTGAATAGACATCCATCACCTCGCCGGGTGTTGCAAGAAAGTCAGGAGCCTCACCACGTTCCATGTAGTAAAGCATGATATCTAGCGGACGAGCGTTTTCACCCAAAAACAAATCGCCTGAATTTGGATTGGTGTGCAACCGATATAGTTCGTCGTACGTGCTACCTTCTAGTGCATTTAAAGAACGTTGGGCCATCCGGTTAGCAACCGTGTACATACGCTTGCCTAACGTACCGACAAAGAAGCGAGAGTTCTTTGAGAAAAACCGACCCAGTTCTTGATCCCCGTCGGGTGCGTAGCGCATCAAATCCAATATCATATCATTTATGCTGATAGATGCACCCATCTCTGCAGCACGTTTATCTACCTTTGCAAAACCCCGCTTGGCTCTTTTACGCATACGTGCAAATCTGTTGTGGACCATCATTTCTAAACTACGAGCAGTCCGCTTCATATGCGTCACATCATTATTTCTAAACAATGCAATGTTTTCTGCGCGAGTGGCAAGAGCCTGTGAGTTGTTCTGGAACTGTTCGTTTATCAGGGCCATCTCATCCATGTCTGGATTTAAAGATAACTGCAACTCAAATTCCATATCATCCAAGCTATCTGTGATTCCGGCAGGAAGTTCAGACGTTGGATCAGTCAAGATGCTTTCTCTGAATTCATTGATTTGTTTATTCAGAAGAGCCTTGTCTGTATTTAATTGCTCCAAGTGCTTTTGTATTCCAGCTTCTAAAGTATCGATGTAGCGATTCATTTCGCCTACATCTTCTAGGTCGGTTCTGTCGGATAGTTGTGACCGAAGCCTTTCAACCAAGCGTAAAGTCCCAGAAGCTTGCTGTTGAATCAGACGCTGCGCTTGAAGCTGTTCTGATATATTCTTCAGTGAACCTGCATCCCGTGCATCTACTGAGAAACCTGCAAGCTTCTGTGCAGATTGCAACCAACCGATGCTGGTTGTCATAGCCAAGCTTTCCTGCAGGATGCCAGCAATTTCGCCTTGTTCTTCCGGTGGAAACGCTCCGACTAAAGAGTTTAATCTATCTTGATGCTTTTCCATAGACGATACGACTTGCTCTAGGCCATCGTCGTCTAGGGCACCAGATACTCTACCAATCACATCTAGGGCGACACGGGTTTGTCTATCCAGTCGGTTTCCTGTAGCCGCTATGTACGCTTTTTCAAAATTTTCTACGCTGCCGTCTTTAAGGTAGCCTTTGATAACATCTCGACCAACAAGCTTAAAGGGTATGTTTGCAATTGCTTCAACCAGACCCAAGCTTTTATTTAGGATATCCCCGCCTTGTTGATTTACCCAATAAGCACCTTTACCAAGAAGAACAGCAGCAGGTTTACCAATAAACATATAGGCCATTGCCGACATGCCTTCTGCTGCAAGTCTATCGTCACCAAACCAACCCCTGATTGTTTCTGATTCACCGCCTAAATACATAGCAAGAGACAGCGGTGCAGCTTCTACAAAGTTTTCTTTTACATTCGGAATAAACCGACCTGTAAGGTAGGTCTTTACAGTCATGCCGTCTAGGCGACGCTTTTCGGCTTCCATAGCACGGTACTCTGCAGACTTTACATTACCGCCGCTTGCACGGAACTCATTCATACGACTAGACAGATCGTTTCTTTCATTAGAAAGACGCTTGATGTTGCCTGTTGCACGGTCTGCACCCATCGCGTACAAGACTGACTTTTCGTTGAACTTATCAATCAAGCCCTCTAGCTTCATAGCCCGACCCGCTTGAACAGGGGTCATTCCCTCGTATTTTTTTGCTAGACGAATTTCTGCAGCAGTTGCATCTGGCATAGCAGCACGTCGGTTTAGTTCTGCAAGCTTATCAGATATTGTAGTAAGCTCTTTACCGCCACCTATCTGTTTTGCTTTACCTACACCTATCATAGCAAGGCCAGCTTCAGCCAAAACCAACCCGTACTGTTCGCTGTCAGATAGCTGATCTATAGATGTATTTAAAAGAGTCTGTGCCATCTCTTCGTTGATAAACTGATTTTCAACAGTTACAGGCTCCCCTGTCGGGGTAGTTATGGTGGACTTAGTTAATCTTTTGTATGTTTCTTCGTCGATTTCTTCGGCATCCAACTGACGCTTCAGGTCGGTAGCTACCATCTCGTTCATCACAACAGATAGTTCTTTAACAGCTACATTATCTGCAAGGAAGCCCTTCCACCACCGTGAAGTAGCGGCACGAGTATCTGCAGTATCTTCCCACTGCTCCATGAAACCTCTATTATCTAAAGGTGTCATATATGTTACCGCTGCAGCCCCTGCTGCTTCAATGGCGTGAAGACCATAATTCAATACGATATCAGGAAGATATATAGCTGTTCCACGCACAGCACCTTCGTTTACCTTTTCAACTAGGTTATCCCAGAAGCTACCTGTTGAAATGTTACGAACGAAGATGTTTTCAATGATAGCAGAATCTTCTTTGTTTAAACCTAGCTTGTCACCGAATGCCCCGCTTACAACTCGCGCAACAGCTTTTTTGCCTTCAAATATGTTTTGTTGAAGGGTTAGTTCCTTTGGATTCTGTTTAGCAGATTCTGTCGGTGCAAAGACATATTCACCTTCCCCCGTTTGCTGACCAAACTCAACAGGAACAGATGGCTGATCCTGCTGCATGGTGTATAGCTGATAGGCGTTGCTCAAGCGTTCGTTTGCACGGGCTTTGTTTTCGGCAGAAACCGACTCGACATCTAACAGGTCGAGAGAGTTTTGCAGAACGCCTTCAGGAATTTTTGCAACGGTAGGAATTTGACCCGAACGAATACGGTTCCTGAATTCTTCTTCAGAAATCGGCTGCATCTGCTGTTCGATGCTTTGCTCTGCGGCTGGCTGGATAGACTTTATCGCACCGTCTTCTGTTCGAAACATTTGGTCGGTTCCGGTAGGTTCGTCCTTTGTGATACCACCACCCGTAATCGTCTTCAAGCCAGTAGCAAGAGTTTCTACTGGACTAGGGACAGGCCCAAGCGAACTGCCAGTAGCCTGTTGTTGTTCGTTGTCTTGGTCAGGAGAAGGTTGTACTGCCGGAGTTGCCATTACGTTTATATTCCCTGCTCTGTTGTTTGAGTTGCTTCAAAGGCTGTTACCTGATCCTGTGTCGCTGGTAATCCTGTAGATTGATCCACTAGATTGCCGTTTGGTAGCCTTACGATATTGCTGGTGTCAACCTGCGTTTTATCTGAAGCAGTTCCTGTGGTGTGTTTGACACCTTTATTACGCAGAAGATAGTCGGCTGAAATAGTAGCATCAATAATCTTGTAGTCGCGTTCTGTTGCTTCTCTTTGAGATTCCCCTAATCGAACAAAAATCTTGTACTGTTCAGACTTAATCTTAAATTCTTTCTTTGCAACTTGTATGGCGGCAATAGCCTGATCTACATTTTGCCAGTTTGTACCTAACTTTTTAAGCTGTTGTTCGATATCTTGGTTTGACAATCTGCCTGATGGATCTGCTGCACGTGCCATTTCAAAGGCAAGAGAGATACGCATAGCTTCTAATTGTGCAAACTGTACGCCAGACTTACCTGCTTCTTCTATACGCCTATTAAGTTCAGCGTTATATTCTACTGTCAAATTTTCGTTATCATTTAAGTTTAATTCCCCAGCACGACCGACAGTGATACCTAAATCTTTAAGGACACCACCGAATATACCTTGTTCTGGATCAAATATTGCAGACAGCTTTCCTTTGAATGCGTCGTACGCAGCAGGGGCATCTAAGCCCTTTATTTCCGTTTCAAGTTCGCCTATTCTTGTGTAGGTGCTTTCTAAAGCTGTTTGACCATCACGAAAATCTTTGAAGCTAACTTGATCAGCTTTGTCTTCTCCGTATACACGTTTTAAGATGTACCTTTGAACAGAGTCTGATTTTACTGTTCTAGTTGTTCCGTACGTGCGAGGTTTGCTTGGCCCTTTTGGCCCTTCCATATAAGGCGCAAGCATATACGAAAGAGCTTCAAGTCGGTTTGTTCCCGTATAGCCTGTTTTCAACAAAGCAGCGTCCGCTTGTTTTACCATATAATCTATAGATTCCTGATTGAGCATTCTAAGATCTTTATCAGGGTCTAACCCGTCGATAAACTTTACGGATGTTCCCAAATACACAGAGCCTTCTAAAATATCGACTTGATCCTGTGAATTAATTCCGGGAATACGCATGAAATCTGTCTGCCAATACGCAAGCAAATCTAAAGGTTCTACGCCGAAGTTTCTTGAAATGAGCTGTAGCTGCTCCTTTGAAGCTTGATCCGTAAATTCCAATACAGGGTATTGAACGTTTCCGTTTTGTCCCGTAACTATACCAACTGAATCTGGAACTCTGCCTGTTTTTTGTTGATGCAAAGCTGCAATAGATGAAGTTACGGTGCTTATCTTGTTTGGTGGTATCGTACCTGTTGCAGATTGACCGCCGTAACGCTTATTGTAGTATTCATCTATTTTGGACAGACCGCGAAACATATCACTTTTTTCGGTTCCCATAACATCTATGCTTTCGTACAAGGACGGGTCTTTTCCTGTCTTAGAGGCTTGTACTAAAGCCCCTCGTGCTCCGCTCATGCTTGCATAGAGACTATTGAATTCCTGATCAGATAATGCATCTAATTTTTTATCGAAGCCTGTCGAATTTGCAAAACCTGCAATTTCAGATAAATAGCTGCGGCCTAGCTTTGCATCGATACCTTTTGAGATATCAACTTGAAACCCTATTTGATTAGCCCCCGTACCAAAAGTCGTGCCATAATCACCAGCACTTTCTAAGGTACTCTGCAAGCTTGCAAAGTCAATATCAATCGCGTCGGTTGCACGACCAAAGATGTCGATATTGGGACGCTCATCAATCTGCTGTTGGGCAGATTTAATAAGCTTGGACACTGAAGCATAACCCGACTTGGTTGCCTTGCCCGTCAAAACCGACTGGAGAGCAGTTTGTTCGAATGCGTCAATCTTCTGCTGTTCGGCTAACCGACGTGCCTTTTCTTCTTGGATGTTCTGTGTGAAGCCTTTTACAAGGCCAGTAGCAAACGCTGCGCCAATACCCATAGCTTACTCCGCCTCTTCCATAGTCGGTTTCATGTTCATAAAGTTTTCTTCTTGTGGCTCTTCTGGAATGTAGCCACTACGAATGTCTTCGTTAATTTTTTCACGGATAACAGAGAACATACCCGGATTGTTTTGCTTCATCATACGGAAGAAGGTTGCGTCATCCATCTCATCTTTTTCAAGTTCGTTGTCGTTTTCAAAGAAACGGTACGGAATACCTTCATCTTCAGCCATACCAGCAATAACCATTGCAAGCGGCCCCTTGATCAACAAACCGACATCCGGCGTGAACTCGCCTTGAGAAAACGCCTGAAAGATGTATCCTTCGACAAGCACCTCAACCGACGCGCCGACAATCAACAGCTTCATCAGTTCACGCTTGTTCTTTTTGCGGTTTAGTTTGGTTATTGCAGATTGTAAAGCTTCCTGTGGATCTACAATTTGTGGGGGTTGTCCCCACGGCCACTGTTGATTGTCAGATGTTAGGCCGTATCCCGGTGGTGCCATTGCAAACGGGTCTTTTGCCTCTATGCTACCACGAGGGGCTTTCGACGGATCTATTTTCATTATACATCTATCTCCCGTAGTTCGGGCGTTTCAGTAGCAAGTGTCTTGCGTCCCTGACGAATTGTTTGTTCTACGCCTGTTGCGGCACGAAGGTTTGCAATGTGACTATTGTTAGATGATTGTAACATCTGTGCAGCCCGTTGTACTTCCGGCATAGAATATAAGGTGCGTTGAATGTCGCTGAGTTGAACTTGACCGACAGCTTGACCACGAGTCAACTCTTCTACAGAGCGGGGACGTTCTCTTATATTGATGTCAGGGGCTTGGAAGTATCCCCCTTCGTCCCCAGCACCTGTGCCCTTCAAGTACATCTGTGCGCCCTTTTTTATAAAGCCGCTCAAGTTTGCTTGTCCGCCAGATCCAATCAAACCCTTAGTTGCCTGACTTCCCGGTTTTCCTGAAGGAAAGTAGGTAGCAGGATTACCAAACAACAAATCTTTACCAAATTCAAATGCCGTAGTAGCAATGTTACCTAAACTAGACCAATTCATATCTTATTTCCCTAACTTGCAATCCAAGCAGCAATCCAGTTACC